CAGTGTTCATTTTGTAACCATAAAAGTGAACCAATAGAATGGAAAATAGAAAAGGAATTAAAATGAAGATGAAACATTTCGTAATGGGTTTTCATTTCAATAAGTCAGCAAATAATGTTTTACTTATTGAAAAACAAAAACCAGATTGGCAAAAAGGTCATCATAATGGAATCGGTGGTAAAATCGACGAGACAGATGTATCGCCCCTCGCAGCTATGAGGCGAGAATGTGAAGAAGAGACAACTGTTACCGGCATTAATTGGGAGCACGTTCTTACATTCGTCTGTCCGGGAGGAACCGTATTTGTCTTTAGAGCTTTTAATATGACAGAAGACATTCCTTTTTTACAAGCAGAAGAAGAACATCTGGCAGTATGGCCGGTCAATGCTCTTCCTTCTAAATTGATGAATAATCTTAAATGGATTATACCTGTTTGTCTTTCAACTCTTCGATTTCCGTTTATCGTCCAACAAAATACTTTAGGTGTAGAATGAAAACTGAATATAGAAAAAGAATAGAAGAATCTGCTGAAGAAATAAATGAGTATGTTTATAGCCAACTTCTTTGTTATAATTCACAACTTATGGCTTTACGATTCCTAAAATCGTTACTCTATATTCTTCTTGCAGAATACGCAAAGAGAAGAAAGCGTTATTTTTATAGACCAGAATTTTGGTTTATAATAAGTCGTGCAAAGAAAAAATGTAGACTTGACAAAAAGGAGCAAGAAAAACAAGATGAAAGTTAAAATAAATATACGAGATATAAATGGGCTCGCAAATATTTTAGCAGGTGGGAACGAAGAGCAGAAAAAACAAGCCAAGATGATGCACGATGATGTATTAAGAGCAATAGAGATCGAAATTGATTATATTTATCTTGATGATGAAATTGCTGAAGAAAGAAAAGTTATTGAATTAACAAGAAAAGCTGCTGACGCTTTTAAGTATCAACCAGAAAGGCGAAGACATTAAGATGTTCGTTGTTCGAAGATCGGAAGAGGATTACTACAATGAGTATTATAAATATTGAAGTTTTGCCAGAGACACTCAAAGTTCTAAGGAGTGGTTCCTACACACACTCGTTGAAATGTTCTCAGTGGAGCTTGCTAATACTACAAAGTAAAGTAAGAAATATTATATAACTACTTATAAATAAACTACTTAAAACTTGAAAAATCCATAGATAATAATAATAATATATATATAGGGGTGAAGGAAGTGAAAAAGTATATAAGCTCTGTTGAGAGTGAGAATAGGAGTGTGTGTAGGAACCATTCTGAAGAAGCGAGGTGATATGAAATGAACGAAAGAAAACGTGAAGATTACCAAGATGAAATATACAGAGTTGAACAGCGAAGACAGAAAGTAAATAATGAAGAGCAGCTTAGACTACAAACGTTCCTTGATAAAGAAGGAATGGAAGATATGCGATGTCCTTCGTGCAAATCCTACATCGGAGATAATATGAAGAAATGGGTAAAAGGAACTCACGGAGAATCTTATATTTGTAGGAAATGTTTTGAAAGGTATTGCGAGCTGCGAAAAGTTTTACAAGAAAGACAAGGATTAAAAGTAGGGTCTAATTGGATTGAAGACCAACCAAAATTTATTTGTCTATCTTGTCAAAAAGAGTATCCTCCTCTTATAGATAAAAAATTGTCTATGAGAAGCTGGCTTTTTGACCCTGAAGATGGATGGATCTGTATATCTTGTAAGATAAGAAAACATAGAAAGATAAGTGAAGAATTACATTATACAAGCCATATAGTTCTTCCTTATACTTTTTTAATAAATGGTTGGTGTTTTAGAGTTGTGCGGATGAGATTACAAGATTTACTTGCAAATGAAGAAGATCCTGAAGAAAGAATAAAAATTTCTGTAGAAGAACTTGCGGAAGAAGCTTCAACAATAGAAGTAAAGATGACAAAAGATATTTGGTATCAATTAGAAAATGGGCATACAAAGACAATAAAAAGAAAGATGTGGGAGAGCGTGAGATATGTTTTTCACCAGCACGGATATGATATAGAAGTTTTAATGGCAGATTACGAAAATAACCTAAAAGACGATAAATGATCTCAGATTGTTCACGCACGTGCGAGAATTTCACGAACGTTTTAATTTTCTCTTGTAGTAATTTTCAAAAGGAGGACAAAGATGGCTGATATTTTAATGATGATTTTAGTTTTTGTTTGTCTTATACTTAATAAGAAATTAAAGAATGCAAAAAAGGATCTCAAAGATCTAAGAGATCAAATGCGTAAGATATTAGAAGGTATAAATGATGGGAGGTATAAATAATGGTTACTTTTGTTTTAATTTTAGAATATATTGTTGCGTTGATTGCAGGAGGAGTTATTTGTTTCTGCTTTCTTTTCCCTATGATTGGACAATGGATTATAAATTTTAATCATAAGTTACAGAATAGGATTGCAAAACTTAAAGCAGAAGAAGATCAACGAAAAGAAAAAGCAATAAAGCAGTTCGAAGATGGTGTAAGACAGAACAATGAAAGACAAAAAGGAATGTCTTTAAATTTTAAGACGATGTATGGACGGGAGAAGGAAGAATAGATTGTCAGGGGTGATGTCTATTTCTTTTAACGCCGTTAAAAGGATTTGATCTTAAGGGGTGACGTCTAAAAAGATGAATGGCGTTAAAAGGATAATTTAATAGGAATAAACCTATGTCGGGTACATAAAAATCCTGGGAAAGATAACGTAGATCCTTTCTAACTCCAGCTATAATAAGGGATTAAAATTTTTCAAAAAACTTTGGAATTGACTTGTTTATACCTTGTACTGTGTTATAATATAGTAGGACAAGGTATATATAATGTCCAATAACGATTTTGTTTGCGATTTAGTTGTTGACGCTGTTGTTGAATGGCTGGGAATGAAATATAGAAAATCGCAGATAAAATTTGAGCTTGCACAAATAAATGGAGGCAAGCCGTTAGATCCTTGGACAGTAGAAAAAATTATTCATCTTGCAAGAAAAAAGATACGGGATATCTATCACGTAGATGCAATTGAGTTTAAGGGAAGTTCAATTGAATTTTATTCGTCAGTCATTCGTAATCCTAAAACTCCTATAAAATATAAACTTGTAGCTCAACAACGTCTTGATTGTTTATTAGGTTTAGAACATTTAGCAACAGATGATCCTGCAGTTTACGCAGAAAAAGTTAAAGAAGCGATGAAAGCAATGGACGCTTCCGTTGATGGGACAGCAGAAACAGAACAGGAATCTACGTCTCAAGAATCTTCGTCATCTTCTAAAGCAAAAGAAAAAGAAAAAGAACATTCCAGTGATTCATTTGAAGAAATACACGATGAAAAACTCGCCGAGGGTCTTAAGGGTGTAGAGCTTACGGATAACGGGTTTTCTTTGAAAAGTTAATAGGGACGTGAAATGATTAAATTATCTACTGGAAAAGAAGTCCCTGAGATAAAAGATCTTACACAGATGCAGATGTTACAATTGATTTTAATACCAATTGAAAAACGAATGCCTAAAGATCTAAAAGATTATTTGCAAGCTGTAGAAGATAGGTTTATGGGAATAGATCCTGTGGATAGACAAATTGCTGAACTTGAAAAAGGAATGGCAGAACTTGTTAAGGAGTTTGGATAATGATCTTAACTCCAAGATGGACTGTGCTTATTCCACACAAAGAACAGATGCGGTTTTATCATTCTCTTTGTAGGTTTAATATTGCACACGCAGGACGTAGAGGAGGAAAGACAGAGCTCAGTAAACGTAAATTGATTAAGAGGGCTATAAAATGCACTCTTGGAGATGGTCGATACGTTTTTGGTGCTCCTACTCATCAGCAAGCTATAAAAATCTTTTGGGATGATTTACTTGCGATGGTTCCTAAATGGGCGTTGCGAAACGGACAACGTGCAATTTCAATATCTTATAGAACTGTTTTATTGATGAATGGTGCACGAATTGAAGTTGCTGGTTTAGATAAGCCGGAACGTATTGAGGGACCTCCTCTTGATGGATTTGTAGGGGATGAGTATGGAAATTTCAAAGAAGATGTTTGGCCTCAACACGTTCGTCCTGCGTTGTCTACGCTTGGACGTCCTGGATGGGCAGATCTAATTGGTGTCCCGGAAGGAAGGAACCATTATTTTCAATTGACGCAAGATGTTAAAAATAAAAAGGACTGGGATATTTTTACTTGGCTTACATCCGAGATTAATCCTACGGAAGCAGAAGCAGCAAAAAGTGATTTAGATGAACTAACTTATTTTCAAGAATATGAGGGGGCTTTTGTTTCGTTCAAAGGAAAGACGTACTATGCGTTTGATCAAGAACTAAATTGTCCACCAGAAGGTAAAAGGATAATGTATAATCCACAATATCCATTAGTCTTTTGTCACGATTTTAATCGTATTCCGGGGAACTGCCTTATTGCTCAAGAGCTCCCTGCTCCTGATTGGTTAAAGCTGCGGAACAACGGACAGGATAGAGGGCTTGTAACTTGTGCGATTGACGAAATCTTTTTGCGGCAAGATTCTAATACGGAAAAGATTTGTGATATCTTAATCCAACGTTGGAAACATCATACAGGTATTGTTTATCTTCACGGTGATGCAAGTGGTGGCTCGAAATTCTCGTCTGCTGTTCACGGAAGTGATTGGGATATTATTGATGCAAAGCTCTCAAATATTTTTAGATTGAAAGAGCGTTATCCCAAAGGGAATCCGCCTGTTAGGTCAAGGGTCAATGCTGCTAATACAAGATTGCGTTCAGCAGATGGTTATATAAGTTGTATCGTGGATAGAAAAGGGTGTCCAATGCTAATACGGGATTTTGAATCAGTAACTTGTAACGATGCGGGAGAAATAGATAAGACTGAAAAATTACTTACTCATATCTCGGATGGTTTTACTTATTATCTTGCAGAGGAACATCCTTGTGGCGGCGGAGAGAAGTTCAGCAGTCAAACTATATAACATAATAAGGAGAAAGATAATGTTTCAACAAATGGTATCAGATGCTTTATGCCGCTTAAATCGTTATGAGTTACAAAATAACTCAGACTTTCAAGATTATATGTCTAATGTAGAACAGGTGATGACATCTCTTAATGAGAACGTTATTAGTCTCGCTATTGCTGTTTATATTCATTTTCACAATCCAAATAAAACTCTATAATTTTAGCAGTCTAAGATGGGAACTAACAACAACACAAAGATTTTTTTAGGTATAAATTATCCTGCTATTTGCAAAGAGACTAAAAGAAAAATTCAAATGTTTGATGTCTTTGCAAAGAATGAAGTAAGTCTTCATTTTTTTATGATAAATTTTGATTTTGATCGTAAGTATTTTCATTATGATACATTCTTTCCGCATTATGCTGTTCCTGCAAGTAAACGAAAAGAGATACTTGAAGCTGGAGCAATTGAAATAGATAAAGAGGGTGAAAAGAAATGTATTCACGATTGGCATATTAAAGCGATGAACCATAGGTTTTAGAATGAGAGCAATAGGTAAATATACTAATGTAGCAAATCAAAAAGCTGTTTTAGATGCGAGAGATGTTTATCATAAAGTATGGTTCTCCGCTTGTAATTATGATAATATCCCAGTTAATAGTAATTTTGTAGTTTTTTCTGAAGATAATCCTTTTGTATTTTATATCAATAAAGCATATCAAGAATTGATTAAACGGATTGATGAATATCAAAATGGAGGTTATGTTGGCTTAAAAATTAGTGGTTGTACTAAAGAAGAACGTAAAGCTCAAAAAGATAAAGAAATGCAATGCAAGATTCAAAAAATTATTATGCTACGAAAACAACTTATAAGTTTAGAAAAATAAAATGACCATAGAAACTAAAAAGATATTTAATGCTACAACGTTCGAGAAAGCTGTAAAGTTAATAAGAGAAGCAAAATTTACTATCGCTGAGATATGTAAAGAATTACATACATCGGTTCCAACTTTAGTAAGGAATATGAATTGCTATTTTAATATCCCGGAAGATGAAAGTGAAACAGATTGGAGAAAGATTTATAAGGTAAAATATAGTATAAATAAGCAAAAGAAGAAAAGAACACGAATCGTTTGGGAGTGTGTGATGTGTGGCGGGGAAAGTAAAACAGAAGTAGATCAATGTAAAAGGTGTGGTTCTTATTGTATAAATAAGCGAGAGCTGCGTGAAGAGTTAACTTCTACAGAATTAAGATCAGCTAATATGACAGGACATAGATTGTAAAAAGAAATTGAAAATATGGAAATTGAAAATTGATTTAATTTGAAAGGAAAGTCTGATGAACTATGATGAATTAAAAGCTAAAATGGATGCTTATAAGTCTTCTGTTCCTGCTCTTGTTCCTGCTGGTACTGCGAATGGAACTATGAGTGCTCCTAAAGTAAGAGAAGAAGCTCAAGTAGAAACTTGGACAGTAACTATAAAAGCTGATCCTACTACTTTTACTGTTTCAGGAGGTGTGAGTGGAGCACAAGAAGAAGGAGTTGTTGGAAAATGTTATATTTCAGATCTTGGAGAAGTTTCTTTCACTCTTACGCAAGGAACAAATGTTTTTGCAGACGGTGATGTATTTACTTTTGATGTTGAAGATAATGTCGTCGGTATGAATGATGTTGCTGAGATCCGAGATATTAACTTTCATATACATTCAAAAGTCGACGATGTTAAAGTAGGTTATAATGCGGGAAAAGATCAAGTCTGCGTTATACAGGTTGATTAAAGAATGTCCGAAGCAGAAATAATATTTCTGGTAATCTACGTATCGTGTTATATTGCTGTTTGGATTGTTCCTTTAATTTTTAATTTTAATAGGAGGTCTGTGTAATGAAACTAAATTGGGAAACTTGGAGTTGGAAGCAGATAATGCTTTTAGTAGTTGGGATTATCTGTGTTGTTGCGATTGGTTGTCAACCTCTAATAAATGAGGTCTGGCCAGTTGTAACAAATAAAGATGCGGAAAAATATCTTACCGGTGATCCTAATGCTACGCGAAGGATTCGTTCAATGGTAAAAGCAGAAGAGATGCGGGAAGATATTATGATGCAACATCGCGATTATTTGTTACAGTTACAGCGTGAAGTTGAAGATGAGGATTATGCTTTTCAAGATGCAATGAGAATTGATGATCGCATTAGAGAGAGTCAACAATGGCAAGATTGGATTATAGGCGATACAACAAACCCATTATCTTTGGCGTCTCTCTTGGCTGGAACAAGTTTTGCGGGATTTATTGGTTATAAAATAAAACGCAAAGGTGATTCGTCTCCAGAAGAGGTGGATGTAAAAGTTGCGAAGGCCGTGGATGAAGAGAAGAAGAAAAATGGTAATGGAACAACTGGCTCCGGTGGTGGTATAAAAACGTAAAAATTGCTTTTCATTCTTCTCCCACTCCTCTTGCCAAGACTGCGGTCAAGCAGAGGAGTGCAATTATAAGATAAGATTATAAATGAATAAATTATGTATAACTGATTTTCGAGATATTGATGAGGCTATTATTTTTGCAAAAAAGTTCTGGCCTGATCAAAATTCAGACGCTATAAGATCAATGCAAATAATCCAAATTAGAGACCTTAAAGTGGGAGCTGGTTGGAGTTGTATGATTAGCGTTTGTGATATTTGCGGGAAAAAACAAATTACTTTTATACCAACTTGTAATTTTGAAAATGAAATTACTGGAATAAAGTGTGCTGACTGCGGGAATATGAGCGTCTATCCAAAAGAAGAAGAAATTTTATAAACGTTCCAAATTTAATTTAGGGAGGTGTTTTATGAAACGTATAGTTATTCTCACAATTACAATTCTTCTATGTTATTTTTCTACATCTTGCAATTCAATAAAAGGTGCAGCGAGAGATATTTCCTGGCTAACTAATGAGATTGACAAATCTATTGTCCTTGAAGATGCTCCGCAACAAGAACAATAAAATTTTTGCTCTTTAGAAGGTTTTCTTAATCTTGTAGAAAGACAATGAATACAATCTATAATCATTTGTATTCATTGTGGTATAATATTATTTTTTCTTATAATAAGCGGATTGCGAAGAGATGTTAAATTAGATGATAAATGAAATTATAATACCTTCTATTGGTTATAATGAGATGGCGGAAGATTGGGAGCTTCCTAATGATCTTTTAGGAGGCACAAAAGCAATGAGAGCGGCTGGAGAGAAGTGGCTCCCAAGTGAACCTCGAGAAGAAGGTTATAGTCAACGATTAAATCGGTCTATACTATATAATGCTTATAGAGATACTTTGAATAAACTTGCAAATAGACCATTCGCTCATCCTATACAATTTACAGATTTACCACAGGCATTAGAATACTTAAAAGATGATGTAGATGCAACTGGTAAATCTTTTGAAGCTTTTGCAAAAGAGATTCTATATGATTTGATACATTATGGTCTTGTTCATATTTTTGTTGATCATAGTGAGCTTCCAGGAATTGCAGAAGGGCAAGTTCTTACAAAAGCAGATGAAGATAGATTAGGAGCAAGGGTTCTTCTAAATGTTATTCATCCTCCTAATCTTATTGGATGGCAAACAGAAATAGTAAATAAACGAATAAAGTTAAAACAAATAAGAATAAAAGAAACTATAACGGAAGCAGAAGGAGATTATGGGGATAAAGATATAAATTATGTAACTCTTTATAATGAAACTGGCTGGGAAAAATATCAAGAACATACAGTAAAAGATAAAGAAGAAAAAACTTGGAAGCTTTTAGAATCAGGAACACATACTTTTGGTAGAATTTCTTTAGTTACAATCTACGCTAATAAAACAGGTTTTATGATGGCAGAACCTGCGTTGATGGATTTAGCGTGGCTTAATCTTGCTCATTGGCAATCTTATTCAGATCAAAGAAATATTTTACGCCTTTCGCGATTTGGACTTCTTTTTGGTAAAGGATTTCCAAAAGATATGGTTGGATCATCTTTAGATATTGGGCCGAGTAAAGCATTTTTAACAACTGATCCTAAAGCAGATTTGAAGTATGTTGAGCATACTGGAAGTTCAATTGATGCTGGAGCTAAAGACATCGAAGATATTGAAATTAAAATGGAGATTCTTGGACAACAACCATTGATGCGGTCTGCTCCGCTCAGCACAGCAACGGCAAAACGAATTGATGAAAGTAGAAATATTAGTCAGCTTCAATCTTGGATAAAAAGTCTTGAAAGAGGTTTAATACAAGTTGTTAAAATGGCTGGTGAGTGGCGAAAAATTGAAATTCCAGAAACTACAAAGATTGATGTTTTCAGTGATTTTGAAGTTGCGATTTATGGAGCTACAGATAAAGAATTACTTTTGAAGGCACGAGCAGAAGGTGAAATTACAAGAGAAAGATTTTTGAGAGAAGAGCAACGTAGAGGTGTATTTTCTGGTGAGATGGATCCAGAAGAAGAGGCAGGATTAGTTGCAGAAGAGAATGCAGAAGACTTGAGTAAAATAGTTGAGGAAGAAGAGGAAGAGGAAGAAGAGGAATAATAATGGCTACAACGGAACCAAATGATTATCCTGTCCTTATTATTACTATTGAAGAAACGAAAAAATAAAAATGAAACCTATAAATGAAAAATTGCTTGATTGTTATATTCGTCACGCAGTTTATATTGAAAGATTCAAAGCTGGAGAAGCTCGAAAGATAGCACAGCATTTAGATAAAGAAGTTTTTCCAGAGCTCATTGATAAGTTAATGACTAAATTAAAGATGACGGATCCCAGTAAGTTAAAAAAAGTCTGGGCGATAAAGCGTCTTAAGGGTTTAACTGCTTCTGTAGATAGAATTATTACAGTAGGAATGATAAAAGCAGAAAACGTAGTTGTGAAAAGTTTAATGGATTTAGCGGAATGGGAAGCGAGATGGAACAAAAATGTAATTAAGAAAATTGTTCCAATAGATATTGATTGGACAATGCCAAGTCCTGAAGTTTTACGACAAGCTGTTTTATCATCTCCTTTTGAAGGCCATAAACTTAAGACGTGGTTCAAAGGTTATAAAAAATCAGTTCGTATAGGAATGATGGGAGCTGTAAGAAAAGGGATTTCTGCTGGTGAGTCTATTCCTGATATTGGGAAACGTCTTCGTAAAGTTACATCTTTGAAACGAAAACAAGCGGGATATATTGCGAGGACGGCTGTTAGCAGTGTTGTGAATAATGCAAAAGAAGCTGTCTTTAAGCAAAATACTGATCTTGTAAAATCTGTACTCTTTGTTGCTACTTTAGATACTCGAACCACTTTAGTATGTATAAATTTAGATGGTAAAATTTTCAAAGTGGGGGAAGGTAAACGACCGCCGATGCATTTTGTTTGTAGGAGTACAACGGTTCCGGTTATTTCTTCTTGGAAAGAGTTTGGAATAAAAGATCCACCTCCAGCAACAAGAGCAAGTATGACAGGAGCAGTTCCTGCGAAGACAACTTATAAAGGATGGTTGAGAAAACAAAGTAAAGGAACGCAAATAAAAGTTCTTGGAAAAAAACGTGCAGAATTATATCGTAGTGGTGAAGTGAAAATTGATAAATTTGTAAGTAAAGATTATAAATCTTTGACATTAAAACAAATTGCAAGACGAGAGGGTATTGAAATTTAGAAGAGAAAATAAAATGCCTTATCC